GTCCCCATGTACTTCACAGGTATAGTTACCTGCATATGAAGAGTGGTCTGCTACTAAACAAGCATCATCATTATTATCAGTAGTTTGTTTTTTAAGATACTCATTGTATTGAGTATTTAATTGTTCCTCAGTTAAATTTGGTTTCTCTTTTCGTTTTGCTTGTAACCACTTCCACTTGGCATTCTCTTTGTTATTAAGTTTGATTGAAGTATGAGTAGTTCCGTTCTCATTCTTTCTTTGTGTTCCTTCTCTACCAGGTGTTCCCACATACAAATCATATGCACCATTGATAAATGTGGTAGCAGCTTGAAGATATGGATCTGCTTGGTTGAAGATATTATCAATTAAACCACCACCGCTACTATTATCACCACAACTACCTCTACTCCTTCCTCTAATTTTATTAATAGATGCTAATTCCTCAGGAGTACAATGAGTGACACCAAATAAAGGATACCAACCAACAGTATCTTGACCACCATCCATAGGGCGATTACAATTACCACCAGTAAATTTAAGGAATAAAGACATCAAACCAGTAAGTGATGTGATACCTTTTGTGAATAAATCTGTACCTGCTTCAAAGATTTCTGATCCTTTCTCCCATGCATCAATGATGTCTTTTGCTTTACCGATACCATCAACAATACCTTTTACAGTATCAACAATTTTTAAAGCAGAATCAAGAATTTTCTGAACGTTACAAACGATGTCATCAATAACTTTTTGAACACTGGATAAAACCATTGTTGCTTTGTCAATCAACCCATCAAGGAAACCCTCAACAATAGACAGAACAGATCCAACTGGGTCAGCAATATAACCGAGAAGTTGACTATCAATAACACATAACTGACTTAAAATTTGTGTTACAGCAGTTTGAATAGCAGTGAATACAACAAATGGCACACCAGTTGCACCACCTAATAGATTTACCAGTTCTAATTGTTCTGCAAGGTTTGCTAATGATTGTCTGACAGCAGCAACAACCTGAGTGAATACAGCACCTAAGAAGTTTTGTAGTTTTGCTGTAAGAGCTTTAGCAGTAACAAGTTTACCTGTGAGAATATCAATAAACTCACCATCTTTTTCAGTTTTAACTAAAGCACCTGCAGTTTCTCCAATATCTTCAATGATGTAACTTAGTTTGTATTCTAGTGATTTCCAAGGTCCTCCAACACCATTTGCAGTGGGAATTGGTTTCTCAGGATCTTTTGGTTTAACTGGATTAGCTTTACCTCCTCCTAAACCGACAGCGTTACCAATATTATCAGGAGAACCATTACCACCAGGTTCTGTAGTTTTCATTCCTGG